CAACCGCGTCACGCTCTGCGTTCTGCGCATCAGTTAATTCCTTCTGTGCATCTTTGTACTTCTGCGAATCAGTAGCAGCACCATTAACTACGTCGTTAAGTTCGTTCTGTTTATCAATAATGTCTTGCGTTGAATCAGCAACAGCAATCTGTGCTTCTTCCAAATTAAGTTTCGCAACAGTCAGATCGTCTTCAGCATCAGCAAGTGCTTTCGGTGTGTACTTCTTAGATACTTCATTAACATTTTCTTGTGCAGCAGTTTGACGTTCAAGTGCTTTCTCAAGTTTAAGTTGTGCTGCTTGTCTCGCGCGACCACGCAAACCAATAAGAGTTTGTTCTGAATCCGCAACATCAGCATTAGCAGCAGCCAGTTCCGCATTCGCATCAGCAAGTCCCTTGCCAGTCTTTAAGTCATCAACAAGTGCCTGCGCATCAGCAACGCCCTGTGTCGCGTCACGCAAACTAATAGTTGCGCGAGCAGCATCACGACGCGCATCAGCGAGATCGCGAGTGGCTTGCACTGCTTCTTTACTTCCTGCGCCATAGCCCTTACTGATCTTATTGAACTTGTCCTGTGCAACACGCACATCATCAGTTGCGTTAGCAAGATCAAGTTGTGACTTTGTAACTCCTTTGACTGCATCGTTAAATTGTTTTGTTTCCGATCCAAACAGTTTCAACGCTGACGTGTATTTGTCTAATGCTGCCTTCGCTTTATCAGTAGCACTAGCACCGCTACCGACACCGCCACCGACACCACTACCGACACCGCCACCTGTCTTTAACGTCTTAGAAACTTTCTTCTGTGACTCCTCAAACTTTCGGAAGTCAGCAGCCGATGCCTGTGCAGCCTTACCAACTTTTCCAAAAGACAAACTAATGTGATCCAATGTTTTAACGTTGTCTAGAAACGGAATCAGATTGTATGCGCGAATAAACATATTGATGTAACTGATTGCGCGATTAACGAAGAACTCAACACCCTTCAACATGATGTTGAAAACAGTTGTGACTACTTGACGAACAACTTTGAATCGGATCATTAACGCACCCAAGATTGCTATGAATCCGATGATCGCTGCAATAGTTATGCCAACTGGGTTAGCAAACAAAGAAACATTGAAAAGTGTTTGTGCGATTGTCGCAGCAAGAACAACACCCTTCAAAATAACGAACGCAGTACCGATTGCCAATATCGCATCAGCAAACAATCCAAGTTTCGGAATAGCATTTAAGATCTCTGTACCAAGAAACGCAAACCCTGCAGCCAATCCTTGCTCACCAACAATGTTTGCAAACTCAGACATTTTTGGAACAAGAACGTTTGTCACAAATGTTGCGAATCGTTCAACTAACGGCAGTAACAAATCGCCAAGATCTTCAGCGACGTTGCCAACAGCAACGGTCATCAAGTCAAACGCTGTCGCTGTTGCTCGCGCTGTACCACCAACCTGTGATTCAACTTCTGCAAGAATAAGTTTCTGTGCGCCAAGAACATTGCCTGAATCAACAAGTGTTTTAATTTGTGCTTTCTGTTCCTTACTAAAGTTCACACCTGCACGTGCTAACGCTGAAACACCCTTAGTTGGATCTGATAATGCTTTACCCAACATCTTTGCTGCTGCGTCTGTACTACCAAAAACATTGCCAAGATCTAACGCAGCCATTGACGCGCGAGTAAAGATGTCATTGCCTGCGCCAGCCTGATCCTGCACTTGCTTAAACGTAAGCAACAAGTTCATTGATGATTGGATTAACTCGTCATCAATACCAGTTTGCAACGAAAGTTTCTCAGAAAGATTACTGACCTGCGTAGCAGTAAGACCTGCTGCACCACCAGTCGCGGTAATGATTGCTTCAGTCTGTTTCATTACCTTCTGTGATTCATACGCAGCCTGAACTAACTTGCCACCGATAACACCAGCAACACCAGCACCTATTGCACCAAACTTTGCGAACTGTGCAATACCTTTATTGACCGCAGCGTTGCTGTTAAGCAATGCGAACTGCATCTTGCTGCCAGCACCTTCAAGTCTCTTAAAGTCCTTAATTGCTTTAGATACTCCACGCCCATCAAATGACGAAATAATTGGAACACTGATAGCCATTAGAAACCTTTTCCGAATTGACCAAGAACGTTACGAAGTTGGTTCTGCGCACGTGCGCTTTGTGCTGCTCGCGTCTGTGTATCAGCAGCGATCTCTGCACTGTATCGCGATTCAATCTTGCTAAGTATTTTCATAACGTCGTTGATAACTTTCGGCATTGCTTTAATAACTGTTGGGAACATTACACGACTGTTTGGTTGCCCACGTTTAGTGTTGTTCAAGTTAGTGATAAATGATGCAGCGTTTGCTGTGCGTGTTTGTTGCGCAAGGTCATAGATAGATGCAGCAGCATCAGTTTGTTTAATACGCAGAATCGTGTATGTGCCATCTGATCTACGTCTAGTTGAACCAGTATCAGCCTTAACACCGCGCTTAACTTTTCCATACTGGTATCTAGGGAATGAAGGACCACTTGACGTTGGTGACTTTCTTCCACGTTGTGTTCTTCCGTACTTAGTCCAGTTCACTCCACGCGTAGAATCCCAAGGTTGTTTCGGGAACTCACCCTGTACTGCAACAACAATTGGTTTTGCAGAATCAATTAACTCTTTGCGGATCTCTTTGAATACTTCGCGTTCAAAGCGTTGCAGATATTGAATTGTTGATTGCACACCATGTACTGCGGTTATCTGAGCCATGCGATTATGTTACAACAACTTGTCTAACTCAGAAAGAGTGGCAACGTTTGACGTTGGTTTTGATAGTCGTGAGCGCGGATTGTTTTTCCAATTGAGATAGGAAAACATTGCGTCAAGATAACTCTCTGGCTCTGTCAGCAACACCGAAACAGGTATTCCCGTTTCAACCGCAAGATACGCGATCAGGAAGTGGGCTGACTCATCTCCAAAGGGATCGCTTCACCATCGGTTTCTGCAATCTTTATTTCCTCAATCAAGCCAATCCAGTCAGGATCAAACTGTTGTGTTGTTTCTCTGCGTCGTTTCTCAGAGTGCCAAGCAAGCCACGCTAGATCTGTTAGGCGTAGTTCTTGTTCAAACTTTGTAACGCTTCGCGACCAGACACGTTCAAACGCTACGAAGTCAGCGAACACTGCTTCAACATTCTTTTCTGTTCCGTCGTTGTACACGACAGTCATTGCTATTTTCATTTTGTTTTCCTTCTCGTGAAGTAGTTAGATCAGGTAGTTGTCTTTACGATTGTTCCACCAGTGAACGTCAATGTGGTCATAGCCAATTCACCAACAGATCCAGAAACAGGTGTATGAGCAGCAAGAAATGCACCAGTGATGGTGTACAACGGGTTTGTTGATGATGTAGCAGCAGACGAGTTCTTCAAAGCCAATGTGGTTGTAGTACCAACCAAAGGATAAATGGTTGCTTCAACATTTGTTGCAGCGAGATCCTGCATCAACGAAACTTCAACCGACAGGTTTTGCAATCCACCAGTGAACGTGTGACCAGTAGAACCAAACGCAGTTGTCTCAACACTGTCAATTTCATAATTCAATGTCACGCTATTCGCGCGATCACTAAGTGCAACTGAGTTGATTGTTACTGACGCGTCTGTGAGAACTAACTTTGCCATGATCTATTTGTCCTTTGATTCTGTGTTTTCTGAGGTCTGTTTTGCGCTGACAATTGCGATGTGTCCGCCATCAATCAACGCTTGTATGTTAGCACCATCAAGTGCATCGGCGTCAATAGTCTGACCTTGTTTTCCAAGTGTTAAACGATCTGAAATAATCTTGTATGAAGTCATTTGTTTTCCTATGCGTGAACTGTAAGTGATAGTTGTATTTCCAAGAACTCTGCGCCACCCTCGCCAAGACTTGAAATGTCTGCACCTGATGGTACTACTAATGTTTGGCAAACTCCACCAAGAGTCTTATCTGATTCAAGACAAGCGCGAATTGACTTGGTGCCTGAGTATGACAGGAAGTCATCTAGCAAAGCGAAGGCTGTGCGATCTGTGTAGCGACCTACAACAACGTGAATGATGAATGTCATAACAACGTCACCACCACCGAACGCGCGGTGATATTCAACTTGTGTCAATTCAGGATAGGCAAACGGTGGTGTGTTCATCTGTTCCGTTTGGTAGGAGAACGCACGAAGTCCTGTTATGGTTGCCAGACGTGTCTTGATTCCTTCAGCGACTTGCGAAACTGTCGCAGGCATTAGGCGACAACGTTCTGTCTGTATGGCATCAGATAGTCACGCACATCAGGATCAACGGCACGAACGGTGATTGCCATGTCTGCGAAACCAACAACACCTAGTGCAGAGTTGTAACGAGCGAAGCCACGCATAGCGAGCAGCACACACGCCTCACGTATGTCATCTGGCACTGATGGATAACCAAACGTGCCAGTCAATTCAACTGATGGTCTTTGCGGATCGTTGAACAACGGAAAAGTTTTTGAACCAATCGCAACAATCTTTCGGTACGGAACACCAGTCAATGAAGTATCGGTTGGGTTCAACATATAATCCGAAGCAGACCACGTTGTTGAAAATGTTTGATTGCCTAGATCATCTGTCTTAATTACCAAGCCAGTTGTATTAGCAAGATCTGGAATCGCGCAATAGTAGTCATAGCGTGTAAAGACTTTGATTGTCTTTAATGTTTGATAGAAGAACGTGCCACAGTATCCGTCAATGCGTCGCGACGCACCCTCAATAGAGTTTTCAAGAAGTGTGTCATCAGCGTTATCGGTTAGACGCAATGCTGCTTTGATCTCTGCAAGTGTGCAGTAACCATTAGTGATTGCCATTGTGCTTTAACCTTTGCGCTTAGTTACGCGTGGCGTGACTGCCCGTTCTGCTTCTGGTGCAATAGATGCTGATTCTTTTTCAGAATACTTTTCCGCGTACTTGTAAACATACCCAAGTTCAGCGAGTGAATCATCAACTTGTTTGACGCGATCTTTTAAACCACGTCGGGCATAACCTTCACGTTCAAGTAAAAGTGTTTCAATAAGTTTTGACATTGTTGTTCCCTGTTTCACATTGGTTTGGTAGTCCCCACACTACCAGCCAAATGTTTCTAGTTCAGTTAGAACGTTGGTGTGATGAGACCAGTACCGTTGATCTGTGCCCAAGCGTTCGGGTAACGGTTGGCAGTGAACGCACTGTATCCGTACACGATCATGGTGACATCAAGTTCAGCAGCCTTTGGTTGCTCAAAGCGAAGCATCATTGGCTCGCCAGAACCTTGTTCCCAAAGGTGCAACTCTTGTGAGTTACCAATGTAGATGGTGTCCTGATCTGTACCAGATCCTTGAACAACGCTAATGGTTGCGTCTGTGTAAACAGGCAAGCCCAAGATGCTGTATCCACTGTTGCCGTACATTGGCGCGCCACTTCCGTAGGCGTATGCAGGCTGACCTGAAGATGATGGTGTTGGAACTGCAAGTGGTCGTGACTGACCATCTACTGCTGCCAAGATCATTCCAAGACGACGTGGGTGCATGATGATTACGTTTGGTCCAGCAAAGAAAGTTGTTTGAACTTTCTGAATGGCATCAACGAGTTTTGGATACAACTCTGCAACGGTTGGTGAAGCATCGGTGTAAGTAACTGTCTGTCCTGCTGATGCAAGAAGTTCAGCAACAACTGCTGTGTTCAACACGGTGTGGTATGAGGACACAAGGTCTGCCATAACAAGTGAGTCAATGTTTGTGCCACGCTCTAGAGCCTGACGCGAAACGTTCTGCTGACCTGCAAAGGTCTTGACGGTGAGGTCAAGTTTCGTGTCGTCCATGTTTGTTTCCTGAACAGCAGCACCTTCAGTCTGCAACGCGGTTGCGGAACCAGTAGTTACCTTGCTGATGCTCAGTGTCAAACCTTCGTTTGGAAGTTGATGCTTACGCGCAAGATCTGCGGTAACACGACCAGCACGAGCGAACGGTGCAGCCAAGTCAGTAAGGAACTGAGGAACAACAAGACCAGCAAAGGCTGCTGATGTTACGTCACGACGCTCAACTTGTTCTTCAGCCATGTGACGGGCAAGACGCTGTGAAGCCATGTAGTCATTGTTGAACTGTGCAGCATAGGCGTCACGAATGAACGATGTGTCTGCCTGTGGTGCGTAGGTGCGTGGCTCTGACTTAACAACTGTGGTGCTGAACTCAACACCGATCTCTTTGCGGATCTCTTTGGATTCAATAGCGCGCTTCTCTAATTCAACGTGCTGTTCAATCTGTCCGTCAAGTGCGCGGACTTCATCAAGGACTGATGCAATCTTTGCATCTTCATCTTGGGATAGTTCACGCTTCTCGTCTTGTGCGATAACGGTGATCTGTTCTGCTTGTGCAAGGAGCGCGTTGCGCTTCTCTGCGAGGGTGTCTGAATATGACATTAGGTTTTCCTTTGTGGGTTTATTGGTTTGTGTTTTCCAAAGTGACCTACGAAGTGAACCGTGTTCGGCTTCTGGTCGGCTG